TATGAAAATTCATACCGCCGGAAACTCTGTCTCCTTCCGGCAACTGATGAAGCTCTCTAGAACTCATGACGGTAACAACACCCAGCATCTCAATCTGTGTGGGTATTCCTTCCGTCCAGACACCATCAACAAAAGAACCATTACTCCGATACACAGTAAACTTCTGTGAAAAATCCGGATCAGTAATTAGCTCTCTTACATTAATCATGCATCCCTCAACACGTACGTAATCGCTTTTCTCATTTCTCCGGTGTCCACAAGAGGAATAATACTTGAAGTGTCAATCTTCTTTTTCCCCTTACCATATTTCCTAATCTTTGCATTTTTAGTTGATTCTGCAAGTGGGTCCCAACCGTTCTTCGGGTTCTTAAACCACTCCCTGCAAACATTTTGCGCTTGTAAACCGGCAGCATTTAATCCGGCAACAAATCCAGCTTGATCGCCATTTAATCCCTTATTTGCTGCGGCAATTAGTTGTCTGGAAATCTTTGCTTTATTGGTTTCATCTTCAATTGCAGGTTCAATGACCGGTCTTGCAGGGAGATGACGAAGAGGACTGCCCTTTGAATGTATCATCAATAAAGAAGCATTTGTCATTTCTCCATCATGCCTCTTGCTGTTCTCTTTCGGAATGCCGACATAAACAGCCTTCTTCTTTAATTGAGCCAAGACCTTATCAAGATCAATATTGATTTTTCTTTGAACCTGAACCGTTACCATGTTTCACCAAGATAAGGAACCGTTGTGTCGGCAGAAAGCAGTTGAGCACCACCAATACCTACAATCCTTGCCAGTCTTAAAAGCTCTCTACCATATCGAGTTAAGTTATAATTACCACCGTCTTCTTCCTTTGAGGCACTGGTATCATAACTGATTGAAACGTCTCCGACACTCTTTCCTGCAATCAAGCCTGTTGACTGAAGAACACTTGATCCTTGGTTTGCCGCTGCCACCGCTTGCGCAGACAAAGCAATATTATGAGCAACAAAAAGATATTTTCCATGAGTAAGCAAATTCCCCCAACGGTCAGCATTTAGACGAAGCTCTGCTATTCTCCCCCAGTATTCAATCTGTGCTGGAGGATATTGATTATCATCAGCAAACTCAGGAAATACCTTTTTAAATTCACAAGTGTCTGTAGCCATCTCTTTTCTCCTTGACTAATTTCTCTTCCTTCTTCTCAAACCAGCCTTGACAGCTTCTTTCGGAGCAGCGATAGATTCACTGACTTCTATCTTCTTTTTGGAAGCAGAAGGTTTGATTTCTTCAATCTCAACTCCTTCCTTTGTTCCCAAGTTAACGATAACAGGAGCTGCCGGTTCAGGTTTTTTAACAGGAACCGGTTTAGCAGCAGGAGCGGTAAAAGGTAACTCCTGCTGCTTTGGTTTAGCCGGTTCAGACTTGACTACTTGCTCAAGAATAACTGCCTTTCCGCAAGTAATCAAGCCTTGAATGAACCAGTGATCAACTGCCTTATCATCAAGATCATAAGTGCCGGGTTTAAATGTTTCCCGTCTCCCAACAGCATTTTTAATCTGCACCGGGACATTAAATTTAATTTTTGTAGCCATAATAAATTCTCCTTTTTGGCTTTTCCGTTTACTTGTTACTTTTTCTAGGATATTTATTCCCTACCTAACTATGTGATATTATTACCTAAATGCCGTCTCTGTAAAGTATGCATTCTGGATATACGATCTCCACGCAACCCAACTTACCAAAGTAAGTGGTGATGTGATAAATCGACCGATACTCCAACGGAGTCCTCTGCAACGGAACCAACGGGTAACGGACACGGTTCTTGTCCTGACTGTAAGCCACCATACGATCGGTAGCAGCAGACGGAGAACCAGCTGCAACGCCGAGGCCGACCAGCCACTTGCAAGGCTGAATATCAAGCTTCTTGCCGTTGATCTTCAGGGCAATGCAATTGTCCTCAAGGAACTGCAGGATACTGATATTGCCAGCGGTGCTCACCTTCTGAGAGGTGATATAAGCAAACTGTGCCGGAGGCAACAGAAGCTTGCTGGGGCAAACCGCATAACCAGCAGCAGCCCAACAATCCGAAATGAGATCATTGACATCTTCCAGGATTTCATCGGCGGTCTTTGTCGTCCACTGGGTCGTTCCACCAGCACCAGCATCAACAAAGCTCGTGGTAACGGAAGTGGAATTTAACAGACCGTATTTACCCATTGCTGTGTCACCGATGTAAACCATTTCGTCAATATCCATCTGCCACTTCAACTGCATACCCTGATACTTCTGGGCATCAACCGGACGCCCCAACTGCTGTGCGGACATCAGTTCGGGGATGGTATAAGAAACTTCCATGCCCCAGAGAAACAACGGCTGAGAAGTCTTGCCAATATCAACCGCAACGCCGGGAATAGCATTGGAAACCTTGCCAATGAAGTTCTTACCACTGGACTGAACACTACCGGCAGCCGCAAAGGTAGAATTCGTGAAGCTCGAAGAATCATCAGCAATGGAAACATCTTCACGAAGATCAATGTCTCTGCCCCATGTAATATTGACAAGGGGCTCATGCAACGTCTGATCGAGTCTTTCAAGCTCGCCAATCAAAAATGCTCCGGTACTATCAATCGTCATTCTATCGTATGTAATCATCTTTTCCTCCTAATCAGAATCTGTACTTTTTACAGGTTATAAGAAATTTCAACATTGCCATCGGAATCAGCTTCGCCCATGAACTTCGCATTGGTGATCTCAAAGCAATCTCCACCATCGGAAGCACATTCCAGACCGCCAATGGGCTGAGCAACCGGATCGGAAGCAGCAATCGTGCGAACAAAAACGGAAGCATTCTTTGCAGGAGTTCCGTCCTGAACCTTCACGGTCATGTAACCCCGTCGCAGAACATCAAAAAGAAGATTGGTCGGCGGGGTTGCAGAACCAATGGCTTCATTGGTGGACGTCTGAATTGGATACGGACGGCAACCAAAACCATAAATGTCATTGATGTCGTCACCGGTCGTGATCGGACGAATCTCTCCATCAACCATCTTAACAGGCTCACCATAACGAAGCACAGGATAGTCAGTATCCATCACCTGCGGTTCAATGTCAGCATGTTCCCTTCTTGTCACGTCTCCTGCAATTCCAGCAGGCATTCTCGTAATAAAAGCATTACTCATGTTAGAATCCTCCTCTATTTTTTCCAGAAATTTTTATTTGCTTTATTGATTTTCTCAATTTCCGAAGAGATACCTTTAAAATAACTCTTCGCATCTACCGTCGATTTCTGAACCTTGGAATCTCTTACCTTTGCAATCATCTTGCTTGCGGTATGAAATACAACATCCAATTCGGCAGGCTTTAAAGCCTCCAACTGTTTACCATTCAGCAGTTTGTTGACAATCGGAGCACTGTCGGAAGTCATGGCGGATTTCAATGCAACCATCTTAATCCTTTTGATCTGTCTGGGAGCAGCGTCCTTCGTCTTGGGCGGAGTAACTATGATGTCGGGGTCAATGATTTCCGCATTGCTCGCCACATCGTTGAATTCCTCTTCCCAACCTTCTTCTTCTTCATCATCGTCCTGAACTTCTTCAAGGTCTTTTTCTTTCCCCTCTTCCCCTTCGGCATCGCCAGCAGGAAGCTCCTCATGGCCCTCTTCGGTTTCGATCCTGATAAGTTCCTGAATAAGGGCTTCCAGTTTATCAAGACGCTCAACAATAGAAGCAAGATCAGGAGACTCATCTTCAATGTTCTCTTCCCCCGGAGGCTCTTCAGCGGGGGGCTCTTCCACCTCTTTTGCTTCAGAGGCTTGTTTTGCTGCTTCTGCTGCCTGCTGTGCCGCTTCAACTGCCTGCTCTGCGGACGCTTTGGCTTCTGCTGCGGCCTGCTGCGCTTTCTCCACATCGTCCATTCCCTCTACCGGTGCGGGCTCACCCAAGTCTTCGTCAGCCAAAGCATCGGCAAATCGGGATTTCGGAAAGATGCGCTTGAACAAATCTTTAGCTTTCATCTTATAAATATCCTCCTTCGTCGTTATAGCGTTGTCTTTATTGCATGTGCACTTACCACAACCGGTACAAGTTTTACCATCTTGAATTGCACATCTCCCTCCAGCTCTTCCCTTTGTAACCAACGCAATGTGATTACCAATAATTTCCTTTTGTCTTCCCTTTCCCTTTTCTATCTGTTCATATTGGGCATCATAGCCACAAGAAACTTCTCTTAGTCCCGACTTGACCAGTTCAATCCCTTTTTCAGTTGTAATCAGTAAATCTCCCAGAAGCAAATCACTCATCTCACCTTGGCCTCTTCTTACGTTCTGAACAATACCATGAGCAAGCTCGCTCCAATTCTCTGGCGTAACCATTCCCTCCGGATGATTTATTGTGACCGGTTTTCCTTCAAATGATGCAATGGTATTTTGTGCAAATACTTCATCATCATCTCTTTGAATCTTAACTGTGCCATCAAGAGAAGCTTCAACAGGAACCTCGGAAGCAGTATATTCAAATACTCCTGTTCTCGTTAGAGGGACAGAAGCGCAAACCAAAAACCCTTCAGGAGTTTCACCGATATGTTCGCTTAATTGTTCTGAAACATAAAACCTAAATCTATCAGACATTATGTAATTCTCCTTATTCTCAAGTTTCTTCTATAAAAATAATTTTTCCATCTTTCTCTGTCACCGTGTCATTATAAATTATCCTTCAATTTTA